CGAGCTCGCTCATTCGCTCGGCGCTGACGCCGCGCGTGAGGTCGTCGTCTTCGTCGGCTCCGGCGCGGATCAGCTCCGCAGAAACCACCCCGATCTGCTCAAGCGTCATCGAGCCGGTGTTCCCGGCTCGAGTGAGCGCGATCAGCGCGACGCCGGTTTCGCGCTCGATGGTTTTGAGAGCCGTGACGGAGGGCCGGAGGACATAAGTCTTCCCGGCGAGGACGAGCTCGTGTTCGCCGCGCTCTTCGTTGGCGCGCTTGGCCATCGCTTACGCGCCCAGGTTGTCGGTGGTCGGCGCGCCTACGTTCGACATGTCGAACGAATAGGTGACAACGTCGCCCTTCGGCGCCGAGATCGAGAAGTTGCCGATGGCGAAGGCTCCGGCGAGCTTGACCGTCGTGCCTTTCTTGATCTTCACGTTGGCCTGCGGCGGCAGCGCCTTCGAAACGTCGGAGGCGCGCTGCAGGCCGACATCGGGCAGCTTCAGCTTGCCGCTGACGCTGATCGTGATCGTCTGCTGCAGATACGTGTTCGCGCCGTAGACGCCGTCGTCCTTGGTCGCGATATCGACCTCCTTGGACGAGCGCTTCCAGTCGAACGACACTTCGCCGCCGATGTTTGAGAACACTTCGGTGCCGCCGCCGTCGCCGATCTGGAGTCTCCAGTCGTCGCCATATTCCTGACCCATGTCCTTGCTCCTTGCTCAAGATGAAAAGCCCGCCGGAATGACGGGTGAGTGATGCGTTGTTGGGGTGTCACCGCCGCCCGTCAGGCGGGCTCGGCGTGAAATTCGAAAATGCTGATTCCTGCGTAAGTCGCGCCGTCCGGCCCTGCATCGCTGACGGCGGCGCGGACGAACTTCGGGCGCTGGAAGCTTGCGCCGGGCGCGCTGATCGCCTGGTCGTCGAGGGCTTGCCGCACCTCATGCATGATCGCGAGCAGTTCCGTTCGGTCTGCGCCCCGATAGATGCTGTGCACCTCGATCGTAATGAGCTCGAGCTGCTCGCCCTTGCCGCCGTCGCTGGCGCTTTCGATCGCACCGATCTTCACGAAGGGCGGCTGTGTGTCCTGCTTGACGTGATCGTGAACCGCCGCTTGGCTGACACCGGAGGTCAATGCGGCGAAGGCGGCGCCCTGCGCGGCCGACATGAGATCGATCACCGTCCGGCCTCCGCAAGCGTTTGCGACCAGAAGTTTGCCAGCCTCTGCTCGGTCCGGAGCTCGGGGCGCTCCACGTGGACGAATGGGCGCGCAGGGAGCGCGCTGACACGCATTTTCCCGCCGCGTTTGGTTGCCACGGTCTGGGCCCGACGCCCGAACTCTACGATCCGCCCATAGAACAGCCGCCGGGCAGCCTGCCCAATGAGCCCAACGCGGACCCGCAGCTGCTCGATCAGCGCCTGTATCGCCAGTCCTGCGGCCAGTGCTCCGGTCCGCTTGGCGACATCGTGTCGCTGAGCAGCCAGAACGTCCTCGCCGATTCCCTCGAGCATCGCTCCGAGCTGGCGTTCGGCCGCATCCGGAAGCCGATCGAGCAGCGAATTGGCCTCTGCGAGGCCCTGCACTGCCTCGATCGTCACGCTTCGCTCGTCGGAAGCGCCCGCGCGTAGCCGCGCTTGATCAGCATTTTCGCCCGCCGGGGCGGGCAGCGGTACTCACCCTTCTCGCCCCACCAACCGTCTCCGGAAACGCCGGTGAGGAGCTCGATCGTGACTTCGGTTGCAGGCTGCCTGGGCACTGCGCGGCTCCTCAATTGCAATTGGCGTAAGGGCCGTCAGCGAACGGCAGCAGTGTCGGCGACGATTGTGAGCCACTGGCGGGTGCCGCCAAGGTCATCGACCGATCGGATGTTCGCATCGCGGGGATTGCCGGCGGCGTCGCGCCCGAAGCATGGACGCCCTGCGCTTCTTAGCTGATCCGACTGGCGGACATCGTCGCGCCAGCGAATGGTGATCGTGTAGACCGAGACCCCCTGGAGCACCTGGTCCATGACCGATTCCCGGCCGTTGATCCCGATGACCTCCGCCGCGACGCTCGCCACCTCCGCCCAGTCGGTTGTGTAGCCGCCCTTGCCATTGTCCGATTCGACGGCGCGGCGGATTGTGATCTGCTCGCGCAGCCGCCGCGCTTCGAACATTTAGAGAGAGACTCCGGCGCCCGTAATGGCGACGTTGAGCACCGATGCGCTGATCGCAAAACCGAGCAGTGACGGATACTGGCCGGAGCCCAGGTCCGCGGCGGGACAGATGCCGCCGGGATTGGCGGACAGATAATAGCCGACGCCGACCGTTACCGCTGCGCCGATCGTCACGGGGCCGCTGGTAAGGACCGCCACCGGCTGTCCTGACGCCGCACCGTTGAGGGCAATGCCGCTTGCGACGCGCGCCGCGGCCGTGGCGCTGTTGTCGTCGGCCAGCTTGTAAGTGCCGTCCGAGTCCAGATAGACGACCTGGCCGGCAGTGATTGCTGCGCCTGCGTTGTGATTGCGATCGACGGTAGCGCCGGCGCCCGCCACGACATTGGCGGCGGTTATGGTGAGATCTGCCATTGTTGATGTTCCTTTCAGCGGCGAAAATTGGAGAGCAGTGCGGTTACGGCGTGGGGCAGCTCTTGGACCTGGCCTGAGGCCACGCCGCCGTTGTCGAACCATTGGCCGATCAGCAGCAGCATCGCCCTGATCACCGGCTTGGGCACGACGGTGTAGCCAACGACCGCATTCACCCTGACGGCGTCCTCCGCCGAGCGGATCGCTGGCCAGCTTTGATTGAACGCGAGGCGCAGCCGCGGACGCAGCGGATCCGCGTCGACCTCGACGAGCTCGTACGCCGCCGGGTCGAGCACCTGCTCCACGCCGGCGGTATCGAGGTAACGCACGTCGACGATCGACTGCACTGGCGCCTGAGCGAGGCGCTCGAGCGCGTCGAATGATGCGAAGGTCATCCTCACCGCCGCTGGCGCCACGCGGATCCCGCAATAGGCTTCGACATGCTCGCGCGCCGATTGAATCAGCTCGAGCAGATATGCGTCGTCGGCCGTTGTGCCTTCGGCCCGGACCTGGCGCTTCGCCATGTCGAGGCTGACCGGCTCTTCGCCGATCGGCACGATCCCGGTCTCCGCGTCGGTGCGCGCCTGGCTAGTCGTGATCGAGCAGCTGACGACGCCTGGCGTGCCGAGGACTCCGGCCGAAAGCCAGACCTGCACCTGGTTGCCACCGATGATTGCCGAGCTGTTGACGATCGCACCGGAGGCGGTGACCGTCTTCCCGGAGACCGTTTCGCCGTCCTGGAGGAACTGGGAGAAATCGAACGTGAAGTCGAGGATCGCGCCTGGCGCCTTTGCAGGCCAGTAGATCATCCTGGTCTCCTCGAAACACTCGCCACCCGGGATCCGCCGCCGCAATGCGCGCTGCGCGAGCTCGCGCCGGCGGCGCTCAGCCTCGAGCCGCCCTGTGCGGCTCCAAAGCGATCCTTTGCGCCCACGATTCCGATGCGCGCCGGCGGCGTGATGACGCCGAGGTTCGTGCCCGACAGCGCAAGTGCGCCCTCGGCCTCAATCGCGGCGCCGACGGAGCCGATGAGCAGTCCGGCCACGCCAGGCGCGGCCTCATTGTCGTTCGCGGCCGCGATGCTGCCGGCGATCTTGCCGCTCAGCGCTACCGCCGTCGGCACCTCGGCAGCCACACCGGCCAAACCTGCCTGCTTGCCGTTGAGGGCAAGGCCAGCGGTCGTCTCGACTGCGATACCGACGGCACCGGTCAGCTTCCCAGCCAGCGCCCTCGCTGCGTCAGTTTCGTCGGCGCGTCCGACGCTCGCGCTTCCGCCCACCGCCAGGGCGAGCGCCGTATCTGTTTCGTCGGAGCGCCCGGCTGGGCCGATAATCTTGCCGCCGAGCGCCGGCGCATTTGAGGTCCCGCTCGCCAGACCGACGGCGCCGCGTTCGACGCCCGCCAGGCCAACCGCCGTGCTCGTGTCTGCGGCGATCCCGGGTGGAGCGGCCAGCTTGCCGTTCAGCGAGGATCCGCTGGCGCTCTCGATTGCGAGGCCGACCGAGCCGGCCAGCT